CCATTATTGCTGGCAATGTCTTTTTTACTGCTTCTGATACAGAAGCTAGTTGATAATCGTCACCAAACATTACTCCAGTAGGTTTAAGTTTAGGCCACCAATTTTGTATATCATCTATAACTGGTTCATATTCATGAGCACCATCTATCATTATGTAATCAATGCTAGCTTCATCAAACTGTTCTAATATTTTTGTATCATCCGATCTTCCTTGACAAACATGCACCATATTTCTTCCAATAAAATATCGTAAGTTGTCTTTAAACATATTTGAAAAGTCTTGTGGTAGATTTAAGTTCACGTGTTCAGGAGATCCTGCAAAAGTATCAACACAATAAATTTTTACATTTTCTTTATTTGCGTTGACTAAACTTGTGGCTAAATAATGAGTTGACCTACCTAAGAAAGATCCTATTTCAACTATCTTTCCATCCTCAGGTATTTGATCAACAATCATATCGTAAGTTTCTGAGTAGTTAAACCACCCAGGTATTTTGAAATAACTGTGTTTCATAATTAAAATATCCTTATTTGGTTATCTTAATTATTTGTATCTTATTGTAATTTATTTTCAAGCCTTGTGGAACAGGACCTTTTTTAGGAGGTGCTCCTGTCGTCAGCCGTTTCGGTTTCTTCGGTTTCGTCATGTAGACACCTCGCACATTCACACATACAGGATGCACCGCAATGACAGTCACATCCACATAATTGACATTGTTTACTCATAGATTCGCATTTCATACACAGTGTATCACAACCCTCACACATTATTTCTTTTTAGTAATTAGACCCATTGCACCTTTTGCCCCCTTGATACCAAAGCTGGCCGAGCAGGCGATGTATAAGAGATGCTTATAATAATCAGGAAGTGAGTGAAGCGCTTCAAAGCCTGCTTTAATGTGTGGTGTCCAACCGGGTATGAAGACTAGCACCGCTGGAACCAACAGGGCTAGTAAAATTACCTCATCTTTCCAGCTCCCTTTCATCTGATCGACCGCACTGGCCTCCCACGAAATTTTTCCTGCGATTTGCTGCTCTTTAAGTGACTTTTGTGCTTTTATTTCTGTTAAAGCTAAGTCCGCTTTGGCTTTTTTAGTCTCCACAAAACCTTTTACCGTATCGCCCAGCAAAGATGTTATGGGCCCTATTAAAAAATTCATCATTTTTTCTTTACTCCTTTAATTTTTCCTTTGTTTATACTTGCATAGAAGACTTTTGCGCCTTCTTTCTTGCCATATGTTTTACTCATGGCTTTTTTAATCTTTTTACCCTTCTTGTTTAGGGGCATTTGTCCTCGCTTGAGCTACTCTTGCTCGTAATTCTGCTAAATCATAGTCTTTTTGCAATTTCATAGAGTCAAAATCTTGTTTGTACTCAAACTGTTGCTCTTTTAAGCCTTGTTTCTCGCCCTCAGACTGTGCTTTTAGCTCTAAATCTTGTTGACGTAAGGCTAATTCTTGTTGTTTTAATAAAACAAGCGGGTCCATGTTTTGATCTTGCATAGATTCAGCTTCTTCCATCACCATTTGCTCAGTAATTTTTACAATTTCTTGATCAATCAACATAGGACGCTGTGCTTGCAGCTCCATAATCTTTTCAGGTGGTATATTTTCACCAAATTGTGCTCTTAATTTTTCTGCTTCTTCAGCTAATGCTTGATTGACAACTTGCATTGCTAAGAAAGAAACGTGTTGATTGATGTGTGATACTAAATTTACGACAGCCATTGGATTAGATTTGACTAATACAGATGACAAAAACAATCTATGAGCTTTTATGTGCATCTCATGATTTTGTTCTGCAAAAGCTTGTAAAGGTTGACCTAGTAAAACGACACTATGTTCTTGTGCAGGGTCTTGTGGTTGTGGACCTTTTGGAATTGGTAGTATTTGTTCAACATCTTTAACACCTAAGGCAATATACATTCTTCTGTAAGCTTCATACAAATTATGCATTTGAGGTGCAGCTTGTGCTAGTTGTAATTGATTTTGTGCCAACGTCACACGTTGAGACATTGAGAAAATATTTGGATCAGAAACAGGTAAGATGTCAATGCTATCATCAAAGTCTAGCATCTTTATTTGTCTTGGTCCGCCTGCTACGTTGTAAGGATAGACAGGTGGTAAAACTAATTTAAATATTCTTGCTAATAATTTAAATTCTTTTTTCTGTGCATAGTGCAATCTTTTATGAACAGCGGACATTACTTTTGTGCCACGTTCCATTAATGCCATGGTAGTGCCTACAGGAGTTTGTGAACTTCCTATTTCTGACATTTGCATATCAGCAACAGCAGCAAACTGCTTACCTGCATCAACACAAAAACCTAATAATGACATTAAAACTTGATCTGGCCCTTTATAAGGTAAAGGCATTAAAGCCTCACGTATCACACCGTTCGGTGCATCAACATCTCTAAACTCACCGGGTTGTAATGGTTGATCATCATCACGAATTCGTAAACCACGTGACTTAAAACCAGCAGGTAAATTAGATAAAGTTCCTGCATCCAATAATTGTCTTAATGCTGTTGTAGCAGTTCTTGTCAAACCACCAATCATGTGAATTAAACCAAAGCCATAGAAACCTAGACCAGGTAAAAATTTGTAATGTACAAAATATTCATTCTTCTTTCTTAGGGGATCACCTTCATTGTAGTTACGATAAATAGATAATACTTTATTTGTGCCTCTATCTATTGTTAAAACATATGGTAATTTAATTCCACTGGGCTCACCAGTTCTCAGATTAATATCCTCAAAACCTTCTAAATCTAAATCGACATGCATCTCATAAAGTTCAGCCATGTCATCCATACCATAATCAGTTGGTGTCACACCTTCTATCTGATTCATTTTTTCTTGTACATCATCAGCCTCATTTCCTTCATAAGGCTTTAGAGGTATGTCACGATAGAAACCATTAACTTGTTTTTTTCTTAAATCATTCATGGACATCTTAACGATTTGTGTCAGACGTTCACAACTGTCTAAGTCAGATGCACCATAAGGAACTACTACATCTTCTGCAGGAATAAATTTAGATGTGGCTCTATTTAAATATTCATCAAAGTAAACTTTTTTAAATGCACTACCTGATAGCGGTAATTGAAAAAGTAATTGATCCATCTCTGGATTGTAGTCTTCCATGACATGAGTAATCTCATAGTTCATGTAGTCCTTAACTCTTTCTGCTGATTGCTGTAGCTCTGTTGTATTAGCTCCTACGACCTGTGTTCTAACAGGACCATCACTAGGTAAAAGCTCGACGTAAGCCATTGCTTGAAATTGTGTAACTGCTTGGGCAAGCATCGGGTGATTAACAGAAGAAGCGCCTCTAAAAGGACGAGTTCTTTCTTCATATTTAAAACCTAATAGGTCTAAACCTTTTGTGTATGCTTGTTCCCAATCTTCTCTTGAAGATTTATCATTTTCGAATTTGTCAATTAGTTCACTAGATAGTTCTTGTAAAATAGATTCATCTATTACTTCCGCTAAATTTTGTGAGAAAGAAGTTTGTACAACTTCATCTTCTTCTCCTACAACTGCAGAACCATCTTCTTCAATTAAAACTTCCGGTTCTTCATTGTTTTGTTCTAAATCAACTGTTGTGCCAAGATCTTCTACTTGTAAATCTTCGCCACCGCCAGGTCCCACTGTTTTTGCATCACGTGCTAAATAAGGAGTATCTGCAGTGCTATCAAATTTTTCTGCCATTAGTAATCACCATATATATCTGTAATTGAAACTAACCTATCTCCTGGAATTTTACCACCTTCTTTTTTTCTGAATAGGAAGAATGGCTTGTCTTTTGTTTTCTCAGGTAAAGTAATTGTGTACATTTTGACTGCACTCGGATCACGATCTTCGATTAATATTCTTGCATCTACAGGTCTGTCACCTGCTTTTAGTGGCACTAAGTCAAAGTTGTTACCTACATCTGTTTGTATAACTTTTACAAAGTAATCCATTGTTTGACCTGGAGCTGTTTCTTTTCTGTACACGACTTCATTTGGTCCCATCTCTTGAGCCACTCTTAATATCTCTTCATTCAAAAATTGATTTGCTGGTCCTAAATCACCTCTACTTATTGCATTTTGATCAACATCAATTTCTTTCATAAAGTTAAATCCATCGCCTTCAATATTACGTGTGGAAAATGTCAAACCTAGATTACTCTTTTGTGGGTCTATAATTTCTTCAATGTTTAATTGTCCGCCATATTTCTTTGCGATGTTTTTTAATTGTTGAACACCCACCTTGTCATAAAGGTTTC